CATTGAATAGTTATCAGGTTATTAGCGGTAGCACAGCCAGTTTATCATTTAACAGCGACACAGTTAATATTAATAACTTTAATAGCACAGTAAATCGTGTCAATATCAATGACTTTGGTGCCACTATTAATTTACCAGTGAACTTATATGAAATAGGCGGTTCTACTCCTTTATATGGTAATAAAATCAGTTACAATCGTATCTATGGACAATGGCAGAATCTAAACACAGTTACGCCAGCGGCATCAAATACTGCTTATGCGTTTGCGCTACCAACAGTTGACTTTGCTAATATTTCCAGTGTTGTTAGCACAAGCCGTATTACTCCGGGTGCGGCTGGTATGTATAAACTACAGTTCAGTGTTCAAATTCAAAATGATGATACTGCTGACGAGCACATTGCTTATTTTTGGTGGAGAAAGAATGGCACAGATGTTCCAGGCAGTATGGGCAGAGTTGGTGTTTTCAAAGCCAAAGGTGCTGTCAATGGTTTAACCATTGCTGGTTGGGACAATATGATCAGCAGTGCCAACGCTACAGATTACTGGGAATTAATGTATGCAGTAGACGATGCTACGCACGTTGATTTTCCAGCATTTACTACAACAGCATTTGGACCAGCAACATCCAGTTTGTTTGTTACATTAATACCAGTAGGAGCATAATATGAGAAATTTACCAGAACGCGGAATGAGAACGAAAACTAATCGTAAGAAACCAAGACCAGGGAGAAAATAATGCCAGTAAGAAAAGTTACAGGACCTAGAGGAGGCTCAGGATACAAATATGGATCAAGTGGAAAATATTACCCAGGACCCGGCGGCAAGGCTAAGGCGCAAAAGCAAGGTGTGGCAATACGCCTCAGCGAACAGCGAGCAAAAAAGAAAAAGTAAGACTATGAGCCGAGAAGAAACTGATTTAGCAACTCACGTAGAGATCTGCGCTATACGCTATAAAGGCATAGAGGAGAAGTTTGATGATGTTGAACAACGACTTACTAAGATTGAAAGAGATGTCTCTGACATCAAAGTTCAAACTTCGCAGGGCTTTACTGAGATCAAGTTATTGTTGGAGCGTCAAAATTCCAGTAAGCACACTCAAATGATTGCTACATTTGGTACTATTGTAACTGCTATACTTGCTTTTGTAGGATACTTGATTACCCATTAATTGACTAGCGTATCTAAATATAGATATGACTAGATCAAGAAAAAAATGGTTAGGTGCTGGGCCACATCCCCGGGCACCTGACCTTGTGTTAAGTATGTTGGTTCAATGGCAACCAGATTTTACTAAAAAATACAGCACACTAAATGGCTATGAGCCAAACAACTTTACAGCCGCAGCCGCTTGGACTAAGATACCCGCAGACTTAGTTGCCAGCGATGCTTTCATTTACCTAGACCGAGAAACTGGCTTATGGGTGCAGGCTGTGGGTTATCCTCTTATTAGTAAAGAACAGGTCAATGGCTGGGTTGATTTGCAACTTAGCAGTGGCGCAAAACTAGCTTGGACAAACTTAAATGGCGAACCAAGACTACCACAAAAACCATATACGCAAAGAGAGATACCTGCCAAAACTTTGGACAAAGTTACTTACATTGAAATGCTAAAAGAACAAAATAAGTTTATAGTAAATGGCATTGACCTATGTGAATTGAATCCTGTGGGCAGACCCAGAGAAGTTGATATCTATGCTGAACCTAAAAAAAGAAAAAGTTATGTAAAAAAGCAAACTGGAGTATTCCAAATAAGAAAAAATAGTCGTTGTGTAGAAACTCCTCAAGGTGTTTATCAAAGTATCACACAGGCTGCAGAAGAAATGGGAATGAGTTTTGGCGGAATCACGCATCATATGGACAAAGGTACCAAAGGCTATAGGTATATCACAGTTGAGGAATATTTAATTAGAATTGCCGTGCTAAATAAAAACGAAGCTACAGAGTAGCTTTACTGTTATAATAATTGTAATCCCCGAATCAGCAATGGTTCGGGGTTTTTTTAACAGTAAAATACTATGTAATACTTTAGTAGTATTTTTGTAATACTTGACCATTTTAGTCAAGTATTACATTTAAATAGGCACAAATTCAAAAGTGTGCTATAATAAGTTTTACACACAAAAAGGGGCTAAAAATGCAAAAATATGACGAAATTACAGCAAATGCACACAAGCATATTATGTTAGAAATTGACCGATTATTAGAATCAAAAGGTATTTTGATTAAAAAAGGTCAACATAATAGTATTAATGAGCAAATTAATAAATTACTATTAAGTTTAGTTAGTAAGTAATTACTAACATAATACCCACACTTACAACAATGTTGTAAGTTTGGTGTAAGGAAAGTGTGCTATACTATGTTTTTACACACACAAAGGGGCTACAAAATGCAAACTATACAAGAGCAAATCGCAGGCGTACAAGACGCTATAGCAAGGTTAGAAACAGTTCACAAAACTGCTAATACTACAAGAAAACGTCAAATTACATCTTTGATTAAAACTTACAAAAAAACGTTAGCATACTTACAAAACCAGGAACAACAATGAATAAACAAGAAATTATACAAAAACTAGATGCTTTTTATCCCGATCTTATCGTTGATGGCGATAGATTGTATTTGGATAGTAAGCACTTACTAACTTACCTTACCATTAAGGACCAAATGATCTTTAGGTTTGGTGAGGATGGTCACGAGGTCTGCTACCCTAACATTGACAGTATGGAAAAAATTGTAGAAGTGTGGGCAGAGTTTGTAGATTACGTTAGTGCTCACTAACATATAATACCCATACTAATAATGTGGGTATTTTTACGTAGGTTGCTCTTTTTCCTAAGGAGTGTATACTACGCATATAAACACAAAAAAGCAATAGTGTTTATAAAAATACTTACAAAATAATGGTGTTTTGTAAGGTTCGTGTAAGGATAGTGTGCTATACTATGTTTTTAAACACAAAAGGGATTCAAATGCAAAACGAAACTATTATTGAACGCAAGGTAACTGCAAACGACATTTGCCTTAGCTATTATGAAAAAGACAACGTATTAAGACACTTTTTTATTTTTGAAACTGACGGCGACATTGAAACAGTAATATATAATACTGAAACTGCTGACAGCGAAAGTCGCTTTTTTTCTTTTAACAATAAATTTACATCATTTGAAGATGCAAAGTTTTTTCTAGTGCAGGAATTTAAAATTTCTTTACTTGAGCAAGGTGCTAAACTTAAGTAAGTAATCACTAACATATAATACCCATACTAACAATGTGGGTATTATAAATTTAAATAGGCACAAATTCACTTTTATGCTATAATACATACATACAACGCAATAGTGCAATGTATAACACACACAGGGACTTATATGCAAAAACTTAACAAAACGCAGATCAACATTCTTATCGCTCGTGCTGAAACAGGCATCACAGATCTTACAGTTATTAAAGAGCACTTAGACGCAGGCAACATAGAAGCGGCTAAACACTTTACTGAACACTGGATCAAGTCGTACACTGAAAACATTCGTACACTTAAAAATACTGCAAGTTACTTAAACATCACACTTTAATCAGGAGATTACAAATGGCAAAACTTAACAAACTTGAGATCATAGATCGTTTAATGAAACTGTTAAACACTACAGATGAAACTGTATTAGACGATATGTTTAACACGTATGACAGAAAAAGATATAATTATCTTTGTATGTTATACAAACAAAAATTAGCAGAAGTTAAATCTAACAAACTAAACACCACACTTTAATCAGGAGATTATTATGGCAAAAATTAGTAAAGCCTTAGAGAACAAGGCTCGCGAAGGCATCATTCGTGTTAGCAGTCGTATCAGCGACAGTGCATTACATATTAGTTCTATTACAGGCAGTCGTGATGTTTGGACTGCCACAGCAAAACTTACACCTGAACAATTTAAAGCAGTAGCAGGCGTTGACCAAGAACTTTGGTTAAAGTTAGGTCGTAGCCAAAATAACCAATGGCGTGATTTGGTTCAAGCAAACTTTGAACTACAGATTGATGCTCAAGCACGTCGTGTAGCACAAATGATTTAAATTGAACTTAAAATAATGGCCTACAACAAAAAAGACGAATACCGAAGTTATCTGCACTTGGTCCAACACTTGGACGATATGGTGCAGGACTTTGGCTATGACCAAACACTAACACTATTAGAAATAGCAGTTGAAATAGTGTTACAAAATAACAACGATAGCAAAGTTGTACACTTGACATTCCCAGCCAAAACTGCTAGAATGTAATCAGTAAGTGGCAGTCCACTTACTATTCAACAAAAGGAAATATATGGCAAATAAACTATTTAAAGTTGTGGGCATCTCCACATTTAAAGGTCAGCGTAAAGTGCGTTATGCACAGGAACTCAAACGTATCATAGCATTAAACAAGTGTGGCAACACTGACATTGAAATGTTTGAACTACCTTATGCTATGACTAAAGAAGAAGCACTAAAGTATGCACTGGATAATAACTTGTTTACTATTCAAAATACTAGTAAACGTCTAAGCAAAGACGCTATTATAGCAAATATTAAACAGCAAGCAACAGTAGCAGACGTACTAGCGGCAGTGGCATAAACATAACGGCACACAAAAAAGTGTGCCGTTATTCTAAATATATCAACAAGGAGATTCTATGAGCAATCGTATGCTATGGGCCAGTGCCAGTGAACGTGAACAAATAACACAATATCAGCAACAAATTAAAGTTGTAGCACCGCCAAAACAAAAACTACCACAGGTAGATCTAGCTATAACTAATCGTGACTATGCAAAGTTTTTACCCAGCATCAGTACATTTTATCAAACATTCGTCAGCAAACAACGCTGTGAAGAATTCGTAGACCAAAAGCGTATTCCAAAACTATTTGAGAATGGCATTGAAGGTCTAAACTTTTTAAATAAAGAACAAGGATATTTTTATTATCCCTGGGCACTATACTCAGCTGGTCACGCACAACTGGATGTTGAACGCAGTAAAGTCAGTGAAAGTATGATTCAGGGCAGAGACAGAACTAAAACATTGATGCTGGGTGACAGTGGTGGTTATCAGGTTGGCACTGGTGTAATTAAGTTTGACTGGCAACACTTTTATGAACAGGAAGGTGATGCCACTTATATTGGTAAAGCAGACAAAACTAGACTGGCTATTATTAATTGGTTGGAAGCAACTACAGATTATAGTATGGTTCTAGATATTCCCAGTAGAGCCGCTGTCAGTCCCTACAAAGAACGCAGTGGTATGAATAACTTCAGTGACACACTCAAAGCCACACTATTCAATAATGACTTTTTTGTTAAACACAGACAGGGCAAAACTAAATTCCTAAATGTCCTACAGGGACAGAATGAACACGACAGTGATACTTGGTATAGTGCTGTCAAACATTATCCTTTTGAAGGCTGGGCTATGGGTGGTTTAAATACTCGTGGCGCAAGGTTAATTTTAAAAAGATTAATTGAACTACGTGACGATAAGTTATTAGACAGTGGCAGAGATATTATGCACTTCCTGGGCATTGGCACTTTTGAACACGCAGTACTATACACAGCATTACAACGTGAAATACAGCGAACAATTAATGATAAATTTATAGTTACCTTTGACTGTAGCAGTCCATTCCTAAGTGTCAGCAAGGGACAGATTTACAGCCAAAATATACATACACACAGAGATTTTCTCTGTAGTATGACACCAGCACCTGATAACAGAGATCTAGTTAACAGTGATTTACCATTTCCCTGGACTAATGCAATTGGTCAGCGTTTAACTATGGGTGATATCTGTCGCTTAGGTTATGGTGTTCCAAATAAAACTGGTAAGGTTGGTAAAACAAGCTGGGATAGTTTTAGCTATGCATTATTAATGGCACACAATGTTTACCAACACGTTGAAGGTGTGCAACGTGCTAATGCACTGGCAGATATTGCCTGCACTAGTATTAAACCTACACTGGGTCATTGGAATAATAAACAACGTGCATTAGATCCATTTGTTCCTAATGAAGTTATTGGCATAGTTGAACTAGTTAAACAAGTTTTTAGCAGTCAAACACCAATGACACTAATTGACAACAACAGCCAACTATTACACGCATTTGATGGTAGAACAAATAAATTATCAACAGCAGGCAGTTTTAACGAATTGTTTAATTAATTTAAGGTTTTAAGTATAAATAGATATAACAACAAAGCAATTTTGTTGTTACTGGTCCAAAACTTCCTTGCCTGGAAATCCTTTTGTGCCCCCTTTAGTGGACCAGGAGTAAAGCCCCGTTTAAGGCATTTTTCGGGGCTTTTCTTTGGGTGAATGAAGTGTTGACATTCAATAAACATTATGCTATAATAAATACTATAAATTGCAGGGGCAGTTTATATTTTACAAAAGGAAAATTATGTCAACATTAATAGGCGGACAATACAATGCTTGTCCAATAAATTTACTACCAACTGGTTATATGGTTTGGTGCATAGAGAATGGTAAATTCAAACGTCAATGGGAGTTATTTAACAATGAACTCAAACAACGCACTGAGCTAAACAAGGAACCAAAAGTTACCAGAGATCTAGTTGTAGATGAATTTTGGTTTAATGAAATGGATGCTACAAGTCAAAAGAGATACATTAGTATGATGACTACTGGCGCTTGGAACTGGAGTCCTAAAAAGCCCAAAGATATTACAGCGCAGAATAAACTTGTGGAAGTTATGGTCACACTTAACACATTATTTCCCAGCACTGATGAAGATGACAGTGGATTTACTGAATTGTTTATTGAACCAAAAAACAACAAGCAAGCACTAATAGATATACTTAAAAAAGATGTACCTCAGGATATTGAACTTGGTGCTGGTGAAACAGAAGATGACATTACTATGGAAGAAGCCAATGACATCTTGTTTCAACGCTTAAAAGCCAATAAATCTACTAACGCACAGGTAGAAGATATACTGCATAAACTACGCACACGCAATGCCAGTGATCAACAGGCACAGACTTATCAGAGTATTTTAAATCAACTTAGTCACATAACCAGTATTGTCACTGAACAAGAAGACCAGTTTACACTCTGGGAACTACGTGACATTGAATGGCATCTGGACACAGTTAAAAATAGACTGTACTGGTTGTTGCGTCAACGAGAAGATTTTTAAAAATAGGGGCATTTGCCCCTTAAAAAACATTTTTGCAGACTAAATACTATACAGGCAACAAACAATGGCATTCACAGCTAACAAGCACAATATTACACTAACACCTAAGGTTGGCAGGCCGGATTATAATACTGCTGTGGAAAAGGCGACATAAGACATCGCACACGTGACACAGTAAGGCACTCCCGTAGGTAAATCCTACTATCCTGAAAAATTGGAACGGAGTCAGAGAGTGAGAACCAGGATACTCAACGCATTACTATAGTATGAATGTTAGCATACAAACAACTGCGCTATAAAAATCTAAGCACTAGGGACGAGGCTTAGAGCACAATAAAGTGTGTCGTGATAGGTTGGGAAAGCACAGAGCCCATTAGCACAGCAGTAAAATACCTATACCCGAGACAGGTGATGTAACTCACGAAATGTCAAGATGGGACTGCGTAAGTCCCGTCTTGGTTCAATAATCTACGAAATGACTAATACCTAATACATCTTAATATACATTATTTCAGTTTGAAGTAAACTAATAAATCTTATCATAAAAACAAATAAAAAACGAAGCGTTAGCGTAGTGACTTATTTGTTTTAAGTCCGCAGGACTTTAAATGTTTGTTGTCTAATAATTTTTTAGGGATATCTACGGATAAACACATATTTTAATAATACAAACTAAATATACTTACAAGGAAATAAAAATGCACTTTGAATTTATGAGCCAACAATGGACTATTAGATCCGCAGAGCCCAAAGAACTAAACACAGATCTTGGTCTATGTGATCCCACAACAAATACTATTGTCATTGATGAAACATTACCCAGACCTGTTTGGTTAGCTACATTGGCACACGAACTTGTTCACGTAATTGAAATAACACTTTGCCAAAACTTAACTGAACAACAGGTAGATACAATGGCCACTGGTATTGTTCACTTACTAAAAACAAATCCAGAAATTGTTAAACTATACACAGAGGAATTATAATGCCAGCAAGAGGAAGTCAATATCAAAAGAAACCAGGACACAGAGAAATTGGTTGCTGGGCCTGGAACGACAATAGACTGTGGAATAAAATACAAAAAGCAGACAATGACAATGATTGCTTTGTCTGGACTGGCAGTGTTCATCCAGCAGGTGCACTTATGGGTGCTTGGAAAAACAATCAACAACAGATGACACAGGCACGTCGTTTAGTTTGGATGAGTGTAAACAATGAAGATGTCAGTGCATACAGAGTTACAATGAAATGTGGCAATCCCTTGTGTGTAAATCATCGCCACTTTGAACTTAAACCCAGTAATAGGACAGATCAACAATGATAGAAGCACGTATACTCCTAGAAGAACTTGAGCAGTTATGTGAACAACAAAAAATACAGTTGTTTGTTGATACACTAACCAATAACTGTAGCGGAATGTTTTTTGATCCACATAACCTGTGCTACAAACTTTATTTCAAAAATGAATACTGGCTTAAAGCCATTGAAGAATGTCCTTATATGGATGTATACTTCTACAAGGAAGAATATGCTGATTGAAACAAGAATAAACGAATATATGTTTAGCTTATTGGATGAAGATGTCAGTATAAACGCCAAAGAAACTATTACAAGATTTTGTACTAGTAAAGAATATGATATGCAGTTTGACTATTGGAGAATATATTGGGACAAGGAACAATGGTTTCAAGCCAACATAGTTTGCCCAGAACTACAGACAATACTTAAACCAATGAAAGTTATACAATGACCAGACCCAGTGCAAACTTAATAATGAAAACAGAACTCACTGACTTTATGGGCATAGACATATTAGAAGCAACAAGTTTTTATGCTGTGGTATACAAGGATAAACCATTTAACATTAGACAGAGATATTGGTCAGCACAGGGTGAAATGACCAAGTATCCTAAAATAGTTTATCCCAGTTTAGCCGCTGCCAATAATTTAGCTAAGAAGCTAAACAAGTATTTCTTCACAGAAGACTTTACAGTTAAGAAAATTATATAAATATGAGACAGGGACAATTTATGGTATTCAGTCAGGGCAAAACAAAAGAAGATTTTGTTATTATAAACAATGCAGACTACAAGTTAAAAGTTCGTAAGGTATGGATAGAAGCCAGCAAGTGTTGGCACATTGAATTCTACAGCCAAAGTGTATTAGACACTAGATATGAAATGTTCTTAACTCAAGAAGAACTACAAACTCTCAGGGAGATACTGTAATGTTATTAAGTTTAGAAGAACGAGTGTTAGAACAAAAACTAAGATTGTTATTGTTAGTCAATGGCATACTGGCCTCAACAGTATTTGCGTCAGCAGCCTACTTGTTGTATAAAGTTATGAAAGCGATCTTTGCATAATGGCAGTTAAAGAAGGTACTAAAGTAGTCACAGGCTTAGTTGTTGGTAGAAACAAAGTAGTTGTGCCTCCACAAGAAGTAGAAGACTTAGCCAGTATTGGCTGCACTGACAGAGACATTGCCAATTGGTTTGGCATAGATGAAAACACACTACGCTATAGTTTCAGCGATAATCTCATAAAAGGGCGTGAAGATTTAAAGATTAGTTTACGCAGAGCTATGCTTAAAAACGCTTGTGTAAACTTAAATGCCGCAGTTCAAATCTTCTTAGCAAAGAATATGCTGGGAATGAGTGACAATGGTATGACCACAGACAACAGTAAAGTATTACCATTTACTGATGATGAAGATGACAAGCCTACTGAAGAACAGTTAGAAGATATGCGTGAAGAACTTAAAGAATTAGATGGCGCTGAGTAAAGCACAACGTCTTATAGCAGACGCTCCGTTTAGATTCCGTGTTGCAGTATGTGGACGCCGTTTTGGCAAAACACACTTAGCAATACGTGAATTAGCAAAATATGCCAGACTACCAGATCAACGTGTGTGGTACGTCGCTCCAACTTACCGTATGGCGAAACAAATTGTGTGGAAGAAGCTTCGTAAGAAGTTATTATCACTTAATTGGGTTAAAAAAGTAAATGAGCAAGATCTCACCTTGGAGTTAGTTAACGGATCAGAGATATCACTGCGAGGTGCTGATAACTATGATAGCCTGCGTGGAGTTGGATTAAACTTTGTCTGCATTGACGAAGCCGCTGACATTAACAGTGAAGCGTGGTATGAAGTATTACGCCCTACACTAGCAGACACTGGCGGACACGCATTGTTTCTAGGTACGCCCAAGGGTATGAACTGGTTTAAAGATATCTATGATAATCATTTAACTAGAAAGAGTTGGATGAGTTTTCAGTTTACAACATTGGATGGTGGCAATGTTCCTGAAGAAGAAGTCCAACAGGCTCGTGAAGATATGGATGCAAGAACATTCAGTCAAGAGTTTATGGCTACGTTTGAAAACTTTAGTGGCATTATTGCTTATGCATTTGGTCAGCATAATATCAAACAGGCTGATAGTGTAAACCCTAATGAGCCTCTTATACTGGGCACTGACTTTAACGTAAGCCCAATGAGTTGCACAGTAATGAGAAGAACAAAAGATGGCCTACATTGCGTAGATGAGATTGTGTTATATAGTAGTAATACTAATGAGCTAATTGATGAAATACGCAATCGTTATCCAAAGAATCCTATACAGATATTTCCAGACCCTGCTGGCGTTCAACGTAAGACATCAGCAAATGGCAATACTGACATTAAACTACTTGAGAACGCAGGCTTTCAAGTACGTTATCATAGACAGCATCCATTGGTCAAGGACAGGATTAATGCTGCCAATAGTTTGTTTTTCTTACGTGATGATAAAACTACAAGATTCTATGTAGATCCAAAGTGCAAGCATACTATTAAGAGTTTACAGCAGTTTTGCTACAAAGAGGATACACAAATTCCGGATAAGGACAGTGGCTTTGACCATATGTTTGACGCACTAACCTACGCTATACAATTCTTATTCCCGATCAACAAAGAGATTGAATACAGAGCACCGCAAAGATTCGGACACGCTCTAGCATAATAAAATGCTAAATAACATATACATATTGGAGCCTTAAACTATGGCGGAACTACAGACATTTCAAAATGCCTACTTACAGGCAACCAGTGGCAACACAACTTACAGCCGTAATCAACTACGTTGGAAGTTTTTGTTGGACAGCTTTACGGGCGGACAGGCCTATAGAGAAGGTGCTTACCTACAGCGTTATGCACTTGAAAGCGATGCAGACTATGCCGCAAGATTAAACAACTGTCCTTTAGACAATCAATGTAGAAGTTTGATCAGTCTTTACATTAGCTTTTTGTTTAGAGAACAACCTAAGCGTGAGTTTGGCGTATTAGAAGATAGTCCACAGATTGAAGCTATCCTAGAAGATGCTGATTTAGATGGACGCAGTATGGATGCGTTCTTCAAAGATGTTGCACAATGGTCTAGTGTATTCGGACATTGTTGGATTGTCGTTTCAAAGCCCAATGTAGGTGCAGTTACACTGGCAGATGAAATGGCCTTAGGTGCCCGCCCATACCTGGCAATGTACAATCCACTAGCTGTCACAGATTGGCGTTGGGCGCGTCAGCCTAATGGTGGTTATCAATTAGAGTATATCAAGTATGTTGAAGAAGTCAACGGCACTGAAACTGTTGTTAAAGAATGGAGTGCAGATACGATTACAACTTACCGTGTTGATACACAACAAGAAATTGTATTAGATATGACTGAAGAAATAAATGGCTTAGGTTATCTACCATTTGTCTGTGCTTATGCAGAACGCAGTCCAGTACGCGGCTTAGGTAATAGTTTGATTGATGACATTGCTGACCAACAACGTGCTATATATAACGAACTAGCAGAAGTATGGGACAGCACTAGACTTTCAACCCATCCTTCATTAGTTGCTACAGCAGGCACAAATGCACAAGGTGCGGCTGCAGGACAAGTTATTACTATGGAAGAAAACTTAGACGCAAACTTAAAGCCATATGTTTTACAATTTGATACTGGTCAAATTGGTACAATTTATGAATCAATCAACAATCGTAAAAAGATGATTGACTCAATGGGTAATGTAGGCGCAGTTCGCAGTACAGAAACTAGAGAGATGAGTGGTATCGCCATTGAAACAGAATTCCAATTGTTAAACGCAAGACTCAGTAGTATTGCTGACAATTTAGAACTTGCTGAAGAACAGGTATGGCAAATCATATATACATATATGGGCTATGAATGGGATGGTGAAATAGAATATCCTGGCAACTTTGCACTACATAATACAGACAATGAACTTGACCAAATGGCCAAGATTAAACTACTAAGCACACGCCCTGAAGTACAGGTTGAAATTGACAAGCGTGTAGCAGAATTCTTGGACATTGATGAAATATATGAAACTCCATTAGATGGAGAACACGCTGAAACTACAGCAGAGAATCGCAGTGAACACATCCAAGAAATGATTATGGAAGGTTATGAAGATGATGAGATCCTTGACATACATCCAGAGATTACACAACAAGATATTACTACTGCCAAACAACAACTATTAAACTTAAATGGCTGAAACATATAGACCAACAGCCGCAATGGCCAGTGCTGCCAAGCGTGGATTAAAAATGAGAGCTGATAGCCCAGCCAGTAAAAGAGGTGGCACAGCAGTGGGCTTGGCACGTGCTCGCCAGTTTAGCCAGCGTGAAAGTGTTAGTTTGGACATAGTTAAACGCACATACAGCTTTCTAAGTCGTGCGGCAACATATTACAAACCTGGAGAGAATACTCCTGGCACACAGGCTTATCTATTGTGG